CCCAGATCACATCATCCTCTTCGCTGTAGTACGGTTTCTGAACTTCGACCTGAAAGCCGAGCCCGGCACAGTGACAGTGATGTGCGTACGGGATGCCCGACGCGGGGTGCGTCTTATGCCGCAGAGATATTGAACTCGACCGGGGAAAGAAGCGCCGTAGTACCCGGAAGACTCTCTCTCTGCTTCTCGCTTCAGGCGAGCGGCTTCTTTCTCTTCGTCCGTCATCCTCGGCCGCCCCCGACCTTTCTTCTCTTGCGTAGCAGGTGCGCTCATATCTCGACTCAGCTCCAGAATGAAGGGGGTGAAAAGGTCAGGGCGTGATCGAACAGCACGCCCTGACCTTCAAAAAGAATCCGTTAGACAACGACCTTGCAAGTCGCAAGAGGGAGCGCCGCACCGAATCCTTTTCGCATCTTGAACCGGATGTAATTCTCATCGGACTCCCGTGCCCGGTCGCTGTTTGCGTCAGTCGCGGCGACCTCGGCGAGCGGCTCTCTGAGCTGCGAGAAAACAGCCTTTACTGGGGCGTTCGTCAGGAAGCAGTTCGCCTCGTCCGCCGTCGCTCGCTGCGTGATCCAGGGGATGACCGTACGACCGGCCCCCCGGATCTCATCAGAGACACCCGCACTGCTGTCAGCGACTCGCTCTTCACGCATGAACGCTCCGAGGATCGCACCGCTCTGTGCGGTGTTGCCGATCCAAACGAGCGGACCTTCGACGACGCCAGGGTCGAAGTGTGGCTGTCCCTTCGTGTCCTGGAAGTCAGCGAAGCGACCGATCACGCCGTGGTAGTTCGATCGGCATCCCGCCGCTGTCGTCGGCGCGGCGATGTCTTCGACGAGGTTGCCATCAGTCACGCCGAAGCGAACCGCGTCTGCTGCGTTGTAGACAGCCGTGCCATCGGGGGCGTTCGGAACGGTCGGTAGAAGCTCGTTGTCAGCCGTTCCGTTGATGATCTGAAAGAAGATCCTCTCGTCGAGCGTCGCGGCTGACTGACCTAGACCGCGCGCCTGATTGATAAGGTCACGGGTCTGATCATCTGCCTCGTCGTCGGCTTGCCACGAAATCGCTTTCGCCCAACGATGGTTGCTGACCTCGAATTGGATTCCTCTGAATCCCTCGAAGGGCAATTCTCCGCCGTATCCCCATCGACCGAGGTGCGGGGCTGCTTCCCAGTAGAAGTAAAACTCGCTCCGAGTGTCGGACGGAAAGTCGAGATCCATGCACTGCGACAGTCGCTCTGTCTGTGCTTCGTACTGACGGCGGTACGTTCCGAGGACGGCGGTACGGATTCCGGCCCTCTGCGATCCGCCTGCTGTGATCTGAGCTGGCATTGTGTCTCCTCTTTCCTATACGACCGGGACGGCGCGGTACTCGCCAGGCGTGAAGAGCTTCACGTCAGCGATCGAGGCCGAATAGATTTTCGTTATGATACCGATAGCACCGGCGCTGTTCAGGGTCGGAGTGATGACGTTATCGTCGGTGCCGTATGCCAACTCGCCGAGCTGGTCCGTCGTTGTCAGGGCATCGCCGAGCGATACCTGACGCAATACGACTCCGGACACGTCGACTCCGATCGTCGTCGCGGAGGTTGCAGTACTGAGCGTCGCCGCTGCGCCCGTTACCGAGTCGCCCGTATCGTTGGCGCTCGTGTAGTGAATGCGGGCGATTCCGAAGAACACTAGCTCGGTATCAGTGCCCAACCACTTCTTGACCATCGTTTGATTCGCACCCGACGACGCAGCATCGCCGTTCACGCCGACGAGAGCGCCATCGAAGATCGTCTCGCCGGGCTCGACCTGCATCTCGACGATGTTCCCCGGCGACTCTTTCCAGTCTGCTCGTGCTGTGAGGTTTGCCATGACTTACTGCCTCCAATTAATTTCGAGGTGATCCTTCAACGTCTCGCGACCGCGATCGAAGCCGCGCATTCTGGAGGCGAGAGACTCGTACTCGCTGTGAAGTTCGACAGCGTGGGCGAACGCGTCAGGGCCACGATCACGATACGCGAGAACTTCATCAGGCAGACTCTCGATCGTCTCGTTACCAGTCAGCAATCCTCTCTGACCTAACTGCTCGACATCTTCCGGAGGGTCTTGCGGCGTGCTCTTGCGGTACGAGGCCGCAAAGGTCCCGACAGTCGCAGCGGGGTCGACCGCTCCCTCTGCGAGCTTGACCATGTCAGACTTCACCGTATCGTCGATCGCCCAGCCCTCTGCCCGGAGCTTGTCACATTCTGCGTCGACCGTCTGCGTGATCGAGTCGGCAGTCTCTCTGTCTCGTTGCTTCTTCTCCAGGGCTGCGAGCCGCCCCGCCGTCCTCGCGTTCAGCGATTCGAGGCTTTGGAGCTTCTTCATATCCTCTTCCTCCTCACCGTTCTCTGCGTACTGCTCGACAGGTTCGAGCGGCTTCTCCTCGTTGTCGTCGCCGAGATTCTCTTCCGGTTCATCTGACTCGTCAGAGCCGAGCGATGCTTGAATCTCCTCGATCTTGGCGGCGATCGCGTCGGAGATCATGCCGGGGATCGATTCCTGAAGTTCCTTGATCTTGCCGTCGATGTCGCCTCCAAGACCCTCGGTCTCTTCTTCGTCAGGTTTCTCGTCCTCTTGTAGCTTGATCGTCGTGACGGGCGACTCGGACTCGGCCGCTCGTTTCTTGCTTCGAGGCATAGGGCCTCCTCCAAGTCTTTGGACAATGAACAACGATTCGTCGCCACGACACAGTGCAACGACATAAGGATTCTCTCTCACCTCTCCGAGAGTCAGCATCGGAAGTTTGTGATGCGGTGCCTCGGACTCTAACAATGCCAGACTCTCGATCTCAGGATTCCATGACGCGTTGACCTCGATCGATCGATACGGAAGCCGTAGCTCCTTCATGCTCTCGAAGTCTTCTGGATCGACGCCGACAATGTCAGCGAAGAGGGCGTCGCGAGACTTGCCGAGAACCTTGACCGAACCGACATGCGTAGGGCGGAAGAAGCCGAGCCTCTTGCGTCGCTCCCCGTTGTCGTGATGCTCTTCATGTACTGCGGGGAGGTGTCCGTCAGCTTCGCGGGAACGATGCGTCTGGATCGCCTGACGCATCCATTCGGCGTCGATCTTCTCCCGGTTGCGTCGTTCGCCGACCTCCATCTCTGCCAGGATCGGGACCGCCTTGATCGTCCAGAGAGCATCGTCACCCTGGATCGCGGTGAATTCTCCACCAGGAATCTCGGGCTGTTCGGTGTAGTCTGTAAGCTGTGACACGCTAGAAATCGTCGCAAGAATAACCGAGAACACAAGAGCATAATGTCGATGCCTCCAGTCGATAACACAGATCTCCCGCTGATCAGCATCCGCCGTCTGCGATTATCTGCCGACGAGCTGGCGTCGCAACTCGGTGCGCCGACAGAGCTTATCCGAATGTACCAGAGGAACAAGTTCACGCATGATCTGAAGCGAGGGGAGATTAAAGCGGACCTCGGTTTTATGTCAGAGGAGCTGTCTGCCTTTATCGTCATCGCTTACTGCCATCATCGACACGGGATGCCGATCTCGGGCACTGACCGCATCGCGTACACCGCTGTACAGAAGCTCTGCACAACGTTCGCACCCGACTCGGTGTTCCTCGTCATGCGTGGCGAGAAGGGTCAGACGCAGGGGGCGCTTCTGACAGGCGAGAAGATCTTCCTCGACGATCGCGGTCCGTACGGCAAAGCCCCGACGGTCGTGTTCGACCTGACAGCTCTGCGTCACTACTGCGACGACGCTCTGGAGGATAGACGTCTGAAGCTACCGAGAGCGCAGGAATGCGTGCTGTCTCCAGACGATCCTCGAATCAACCGTAGGTCGCTCTGTTAGGTCGTCGACCGAAACCCGAGTTCGGCTGATCAGGACCAGCCCCCGGCAGATGATCGATGTCACGATCGAGCTTCTCTCCGTTCGGCAGTCGCACTCTGACCTGACCATTCGACATCAGCAGGCCTTCCTCTTCCAGCGTCCAGCGATCGACAGGCTGAACAGAGCACCGGCAATTGTAGTACAAGGGAGGGCTGAGCTGATTCCAGACCTTCGACGTCGCAGGGGCAATCAGCCCATGAGCTGCGAAGTGGTTCGGTCTCGTGTCTCGATCTGCGATCGAGATGAACTCCAGAGCGCCGAACACGAGCTGAGACTCTGGCGTCGACATCTGCTCGAACGTGCCTGCCGTGTACGTCGAATTGATGTTCGTTCGGTAGACCATCTCCGAGTAGCTCTGCGTGAACGCTCCGAGTTCCTTGATGGCGAGCGTGGCGATGTCTTTCGTCAGACCGTAGTCGAGAGTCCTCTTCAGGACATCTTGAACTCTCTCGGTGACCTTTATCTCGAAGCTCTTCGCGAGCCCGAATCCATGCTTCTCCTTGTACAGCCTTTGGATCGCCTTGTATCGCGGCTCGATCTCTCCGTCGACGATCACGGGCTTCGCCAGCTCGGGAGTTCTCTCGACGATCGACGTGACGGCATCCTCCCAGCGTGTCGGGTTGACGACGTCGGAGATCGTTGTCGTCGAAGCCGCGAACATAATAGGGGCGGCGAAGGGGTCGCTGAGATCGAGCCCGCTACCCTCCACCACGGACCGCGCTTGCAGTATCACCCGACGCCGCCCCATCAAGTCTGCGAGTGATAGGGTATTCGCGAACAGCGTGACCAGAGCGCTCGTCGCCGACTGCATCTTCGCATCGTCAGACGTCGCAGAGGCGGCGATCATCCGCTTCGCGATCTTCTGGAACTCGATCGTCGAGTCGTCAGACAGCCGAGCCAGCTCGTCTGACTGCGGGTTAGATCGTGCTATCGGCATGCTTTCCCTCCCATGCGTCGAGGTTCGGTTCAAGCATCAGGAGCCCCCTGAGGAGCCCCAGGATCGCCTGTAATCGACGCTGGCGGGGTCAGAGCAGGAACACCCTCGCCAGAATCCCCGATGAGCTGCTGGGCTTCTGGGAGCGTCAGGTGGAAGAACAGGACGAACAGCCTGACGGCTGTCTCTCTCGTGATCGTGCCCTCGCCGAGCGAGTTCAGGATCTCGATCGCCCCGGTGATCCCGCCGACCTTTCCGAGTAGCTCGCTCTCGACTTGATCCTCGGGAGTGCTGTCAGGCTCTGGGATGCTCGGTGAGTCTGTCGATACTGTAGAGGGGGGAGACACGAACGATGAGAACGCCTGCTGATCTCCGCCTACCATGCCGAGCCCTGACTGCTGCACAGGCTCGACAACGTCGTCATCATCTCGCGGCTGCTCGAAGTCCGCTGCGGAGTACAGCTCCTCCCGTTTGATCGGAGCGTACTGGAGGAAGATCGCAGCCCGCTCCGCGTTGGCTCTCGGATCGTTCGTCTTCTGCGAGGTCGTCACGAACTTCGGACGGCGAGCAGAGCCGAGCCCCGATGCAGCAAGTTCTCGACGGTTGTACTGCATGAAGCAGCGGATCAGGTCCGAGGTGATCGCCTCGTCGATCACGGCGCGATCGAACTCGGTACGCTCGTCGGAGGTATTCTCCTCAGTCTTCGCCTGTGCGAAGCTCCCGGTATCGACGTTCGCGCCGAAGGGTCTGACGCTGCCCATGCAGACCGCGATCTTCATCGACTCGATCTTCTCGAAGACGCCCTGTGCGAATGACAGCCCCCCCGTCGGGGCGTCCTCGATCACGATGTCATCGTCCTTGTCAATCACTAGCTCGTGCCGACCCTTCGTGCGTTCGAGCATCGTCAGCATGTCGTCGAGCTGCGTGTCGGCATCCTTGCCCGAGGCTCCTCGTTTCGACGTGTCGACCTTGCCGATGCGGGTGCCCTGCGACGATCGCTCGACACCTTGCAGCAAGTCCTTCATGACGCGGCTGCCAGCCCACCACAGGAAATACAGCGTGTCGAGGAGGCCGCGCCCGTAGCCGAGCCGGGACTCTTCCGATCCGAAGATGACATTAACGAAGCCCTTCCGAAGGTCGACGTCCTCCCACTTACGACGGCGAATGCTGAAAAGCTGCGGCTTCGTGAAGAGCCCGCCGTCATCGTCTCGTGCGTTGACATACTGAATCCGGTACTTGTCGACATGCTGGAGGTGTCGCGGCATCCACCAGTCGAGCGCAGACGTCGTCCCGTTGAATCTTCTCAGTCGACGGCTGCCAGAGATGTACGCGTACTCCCTCGCTCGGAAAACCGCATTCGCCAGCATCGCTCGACTCTGTGCGAAGCCTTCGATATCCTCCAGCATCTCTCGAATGATATCAGCGATCAGGACGTCATCCTCGTCCTTCGTCGCTGGCTCAATCTGCCAGCTCTTCGCCGCGATGATCGAGCGCCGCTGCATGATCGCTTGCATGATCGTCGGGTCGCGCTGGATCAGCTCCCAGACATTCGTCTCCTTCTCCTGTGCGAAGGAGGGCTCGATGATCTTCCAGTGGTTATTATAGATGCTCGCCAGAGCGTGCGAGTAGAGGTCTGCGACAGGGCGAAGACCTTGCAGAACTGGGATACCGGGCATCGGCTCGCCTTTCGTTACTCGATCACATCTAACTCGACATGCAGAACAGGAGCAGTCTCAGCCGATGTGTCTGGTAGCTCCTCACGTTCTACGGTCCCGTCTCCGCAGTCGCAAGCGATTAGACCCTCGTCATCGCATCGATGGCAGACGCTGTGGAAGAACGGATCAGGCTGACGCCCCTTGCATCGTGGGCAGCAGATCTCGCCCCATCCCTCGCACGTCATACAGGTCATGCGGCTCATCCAGCAACAAGCTCGTCGAACTCGTGCCGCCAGTCTCCCGGCGTTCTCCGTCTCCGCTTCTGATCGGGGCGACGACGAGCGGCACCCCGGGTCGCGTAACACCAAAACGCCATAGCCAAAGCATCGGCGCGGTCAGGGCTGCCGAGGTCGGGAATCCTCTTCGCCAAGTCTTCCTTGCGTTCGAGCTTAAGCAGTCCCGACGGCGCGAAACCATACGTCAGGCTCGTCAATTGCTTCTGCGTTCGCTTGCTCGGGTCTGGACGCATCGAGACGTGCCCGTCGCGTAGAGCGTCGCTGAGGAGGAACCAGGCCATCGCCCGGTGATTAAAATACTGCTCCCATCGTGCGTCGTACTTCTTGCCGGGCTGGAAGTCCGGTTTCAGGCCACCCTGGAATGGAACGACGTTCCAGCCTCTATCGATCGCCGTCGGGTGTTTTCTGATCGCGTCCCAGACCGGCTGCCCCATCCCATCGGCATCGATGCAGATCTCCAGATCCTCGCCAGTATACGAGAGGCCGACGTTGATGATCTGCGCCTGAAGCTCGACAGGCTGAAGCGTCGACGAGGCGATCGTCTTGATGTGCGAGGCTCCACGGAAGACCGCGATCACGCTCTCGTCGGTGCCGAATCCGGCGACGTCGACTCCGATCGTGATCGGTCCTCGGTCTGTCGGCTCTCGCTCCTCGGCAGCGCGGACCCACGAAGGGCGGATCACCGTAGAGGAGCCAGCGTCGGGGAAGTAACCGCGCACGAACGCCTGGAAGCGAGGATCGTCCTCCGACCCGTACTCGACGAGCTTGTCGTCGACCCAAGCCCGCGTCGCTGCGCCGGGTATGATCTCGACTCCAGTCTCGACGTTCGGGTGCTGTGTCGAGTCGAGGTGGACCGTCTTCCATCTCTCGTTCTCCATGCAGGCGTCATGGAACGGACCAGTCGAGTCGCCAGGGTTCCCGATCGCTAGAATGGTGTTCATCTCGCCGGTCGCGAGTCGGGTGCAGGCGTCCCAGACCTGAGACGAGACGCCAGCAGCCTCGTCGATGATCACGAGGAGATGTCGAGCGTGGAAGCCCGACATCGCATGCGGGTCGTAATCCTTCGAGGCGAAGCCGATCGCGAACTCGTTCCCGTCGAACTTCCACAGCGGCTCACTCGGGAGCATCTCGCCACCGAGATCCAGACGGGAGGAGTGATACCGATGGCGCAGCTCGCCCCACAGAACTTTGCTGACCTGTCGCGACGTCGGCGCTGTCGTGATGACCTTCGAGCCCCTGAATGCTGTCTTGAACCAGATCGCGATGTCAGCGGCGACGAAGGACTTTCCCGTCGAGTGTCCCGAATGCACAGCGACGCGGCGGCTCGTCTTGATCGCTTCGAGCACTCGAAACTGCTGCTGCGTATACGTCGAGGCGACGAGGTGCTGGTCAATCAGCTTGCGGCGCAGAGCGTCTCTCTCGACGACCGCAGGGTCAGTAGACTCTGACGGCACAGCTCGCAGACCTCCGAGAACCCTGACGCCGAACTCCGCTGGATCAGTCAGCGTCGAGATCAGTCGATCACGGCTCGGAGCTGCCAGCATCAGTCAAGCGGATCTGCCGCTGCGGTACAGGGCATGTCCCGCCTTGCCTGTGAGCGTGGCGACCGCAAGAGATAGCAGGGTTCCGATACCGTATCCGAGCCAGTCTCCGCCGCCTGTCGCCTCGTCACCGGCAAGACCGATGCCGACGACGGCAGAGTCAGCAGCGGTCGACGCGATCTCTGCAATCCGTTCGACGTCAAGTTCTCCCGTCGGCAGTCGAGGGATCAGGCCCGCACAGCCACCGAGAAGCAGTGCCAGCGTGACGACGAGTGTGATTCTCATGCTCTGCATCCTTTCAGCCAGCCGCTACGCTGGTCCCGTTCGTTCCGGTCCCGTTCGTTCCGGTCCCGTTCGTGCCGGTGATCTTCTTCGCCTCCTGCACTACGTCGAACGCTCGACGACGCTCGTGCTCGATCTCCTCATGCAGACCAGGGACGCTGCCCATGACATCCTCCAGAGACTCTCGACCGCTGACCTCGACACGCTCCGGCTCGAATAGCCCGTACAGTCGACACTCGGCACGGGCGATACGTTCGACCCCGCGAGCGGCGTTGATCTTAGCTCCGTGAGTCGCAGACGGATCGTCGACGACAGCGCGGAGCGTTCTGTATGCGTCGAGAAGCACTCCGCCGACTCTCGCCTTGTGCTCTTCACGGGGCACTCCAGTAGCCTGTTGAAGCTCGCCCCGCGCGACGTTTATCCGCTGCTCGATCGATCGTCGAGTCACTCCGAACTCGTTCGAGAGGATACGCTTGATGTCGCGTGGGATGAATCCACCGACGAGCATTTTGCGAACTATCCCCTGACGTCGATCGTGCTCTTTTCGTGCTATGCGTCCTCGCGGCATTCCGACAGCCTACCTCCCGCCCTGAGGCGTGCCAAACGAAAAGAGGACCGGAGCCCCGTGTCAGAGGGCTCCGGTTCCCTACGGCATGCGCCGGGGCACCGCGACAGGAGTGAAGCAGCGACACCGCTTCCCGTCGTTGTTTTGACGATGACCGCCAAACGGTCAGCAGGACACGATCGGGCTAGCCCTGCGACGAACACCCCTAGAAGGAGGTAATTTCCTGCATCGATCTACTTTCTAATCCTCGCGGGTCAAACTCGGTAAATTTACACCGATCCTGTCGGCCTTCTCCCCGCCTCCTCTCGCCCGTCGTCGCCTCGGCATCCTCGGACTGAGCAGAGCTGCCGGATCGAGCTTCGACTTGCGATCACGCCCCAGCCCTGAGTTGTACAGATCCGCCAGAGCTATCGCGACGCATGTCGGTCGGTTCCGGGGATACCGTCCCGAGAGGTCGTTGTATTTTGTGTCTGCATCTCTGATGACGCTGGATGCGCTCTTCTTCACGAGCCGAGACTTCAGGTGATCGATGTCGAACTGCTTCGCACCGTTCGCCCCGTTATATCGACCGATGAAGAGTGCTACGCCTTTCATGACGCTATTCTCGACAGCCCACCGATCATCAGTGCCCCAGAGGTCCCGTATCGTCTTCAGAGTGTGCCTCAGTGTCTCTCCGTCGTCTCGCTGGTAGATCATGTCGACAGCTTGGATCGCGTTGATCTGCGTTCCGTCCTGATCGTCAGGTGAGCATGGAGACTTCCACCGTAAAACGAAGCCGGTCTCTTCCATGATGTCGAGGATGCCCATCGCGTCTTTCTCCTTCTCGAAGACTCGCGCGTTGAACTTCTCGCCGACAGACAGAGGATTCCGATTCTCGTTGATGGCTCGGAACTCCCTAGCTTCTTCCCTTGCCGACAGCCCGGTGTATACGATCGCATCCCACGTCGACTCGCCGAGTTCCAGTAGAGCCGTTCTGCGGTGCCAGCCATCGACAACGAAGAGCTTGTTCCGTCTCTTCGAGATGATCAGAGGCAGACACCGTATCGGGCGGAAGTCCTTGACGATGTCTCTCACCCGCCACGGTCTAATCACTCGCTGATAATCTGGATGCTTCAGAAGCTCTGACAGCTTCACGTTGACCCTCGTGCACGACACTCCTGACTTCAGACTCTTTCTCGACATAGCTCCTACCAAATCGCTTGTTCATCTGACGCAGACAGCAGTACCAGTCTCCGCCGCGCCCGCGTCGTCGCGACGTAGAACAGCCTCCGGACTCGATCTCTTTTCGTCTCTCCTCTCCACTCCTCGAATCCACTTGCAGACAAATCGGGAGCGAGGAAGACCGTATCAGCCTCGCCCCCCTTCACGCTGTGAATCGTGCCGACAATGACTCGCGGCTTCTGGACGAGTGCTGCTCGTCCTTGCCGCTTGATGATCCGCATCGGGTATCGAAGCGATGACCGCTTCTTCGGTGCCCACAGCTCCGCGAGGAGATCAGGCGAGCCGTTCCACCATTGGACGCCGTCGAGGAACAGGTCGTTGACGATGGAGACGGGAACGACATCATCCGCTCGTTCGTCCTTCGCCATCTCCCGGACCTTTTTCTTCGCCCCTCGTACGAGCTTCGCATCGCTCCCGCTTGATGGGATGTGTTCGATCCAGTCCCAGAGATCATGCCAGGACCATGATCGCCGTTCATCGCGGGGCCACGTCACGGCGCACGGTCGAAGGTAGGCAGCGAGTCGACGTGCTGCGCCTCGCATCGGGTTCCAGTCGCCCCGTGTCGATCGGTACGGGTTCCAGAACGGCATCCCCTTGTTTCGCATCGCATCGATGACGCCGAACCCCTGTCTGCCATCGTTCGTAATCGATGCACGACCTCCGAGCATGTAGCCGCAAGAGGTGAGGATCATCGCAGTCGACCCGTCTGTCGTCGCATCGTGTACTGCTGAGACCAGAGCCTCGACATCGCCTGCATGTATCGACAGGCTGGACCGATCGACAGCACCCTCCTCGTCTCGCGGTCTGTACTCCTTCGCCTCTCGTTCGGCTAGTTTGTCCGTGTACTGCAACGCCTCACGGTGAACGGCGCGAGGTACCCGATAGCTCTGCGACAGGAAAATCTTGTGATCGTCGTCGACGGGTGGCGTCAAGAAGGCGTGCGGTGATGCACCTTTGAATGAGTAGATGCATTGATCGTCATCACCCGCCAGGATGAAGAACTTCATGCGTGCTCCCCACTTCCTGACGAGCGCGAGTTCAAGCGGCGTGAAGTCCTGACTCTCGTCGAAGAATCCGACGAGAGGTGCGCCGGGGCAGGAGTCGATGGCGATCAGCGAGCATGCGATTAAGTCGGTAAAGTCGAAATAATCCCGACCGGCCTTCCAGTCCGTCCATGCCTCGACGAACTTCTTCAGGTCGCCGCTTCCGATGTCTCTCTCTCTCTGCATGGAGCGCAGGAGGTTCCAATGATTTAATTGCCAGCCTCCCCGGTCGCCATTTATCGCGGCGTGGTCGTCGAGTGCTCCGGACTGTTTCTGGATCATCCAGCCGGACGGGATGCCTGACGAGTTCCACTCGTCGGCCTTCGTCTCTGCGATCCCGAGGGCTCGCCAGGCGTACGAGTGAAGAGTCCCGACACGGGCACGGGGAAGCGGCACGTTGCGTGATCCGATCTCGTGTGCCGCTGCTCGGGTGAACGACACGGCCACGACGTTCTCGCTGCCGAACTGCTTCGCAGCTCGCCCGATCTCGTGAGCTAGGCGGGTCGTCTTACCCGTTCCCGGCGGTCCGAAGATCCGGTATTCGCTGTGATCCATTAGATCTCCACAGGAAAGCAGTGACTCTCGACGTCGGAAGACAAAGCTATATAAGGGGTTATTAGCATTTTAGCATTTTACCGTGATCCAGGCCGTGAACACACGTGAGGAAATATATCCTCTATATGGGTTCCGGCTCCTTTCTTGTGGGATTCTTGTCCTCCGGGTCGCGGCGATCTGCTGCTGCGAGGTCGTCGAGGGCAGCGTCGAGGGCGTCGTCGAGGGCGTCGTAAGCATCACGAACTGCATCGAGGGCGGCGTCGCGAGCGGCGCGAGCGGCGGCGTGGTAAGCGGCGTGGGAGTCATCGGCGGCCATGGTCGTTTTCCTCGGCTATTTTTCTCGTGTCGGTGATGGTGGGCGTCAGATCCGGAAAATGATCGCGTTCGAGGGCTGCAACGACGCTCTTGATGTGCTCGTCGCGGCGATCGTAGGGCACCGGCTTCCAGTCGAGACGCTCGACCCAGCACTCCCCTTCGAGGAGACGAGCCTCAGCCTGCTTGCCGGTGGATCTGATTCGCTCTGCGTCGGCCTCGCACCATTCCCAGCAGGTCTTTACGCCGTAGTGATTCGCCCCGGCCGAATTGGCGTATCTCATGCGAGTAGTGACTCGGTACGGATGGAAACTCATGGCGTGGTCCTTTCTGAAGAGAGGATATTCGACGACCAGACGCGGAGAGGGCGTCGGTGGTTTGACGGCCGGGCGGTCTCCTCTGTCGTCTCTGTCGGCGAGCAGAGATCCTCACGGTGCGCTCGCATCATTACGGCTCCCATCGCCCGACCCTCTGGAGGAGGATCGATTCCGTCGAGGTGCAGCGCCATCCAGACGTCGTCAGTGGTAAACCGCGCCATCGTCTTGCAGATCTTCACGACAGCGACTTCGGCTCTCGCCATCCATGACGCGTTCGCGTCGTTATCAACGATCCTGATCCCCTCGTCTCGGAGTGCTTTCCCCATTCCGCTGTCAAAGAACTTCAGTTGCTTGTCCTTCATCTTCTCCCTCTCGTCGGCGGGAATAAATCGTCTGGTAGTCGCCAGTATTTGACGCTCGTCTTATCGAAGCTGAATGTCTGGTCCTTCATCCCGGCCTCTCGCATGACGCTGAAACGCTTCTTCGGCAGATCGATCCGCGATCTGCCACAGTACGCATTGAACGTCTGCTCGTGGTAATAGATCGCATCGCGCCAGATCACCGGGTCGCGCTCTGCAAGGCGGTCGTTCGTCTTCTCGGCTGGGGGGATGCGTGCGAGGTATCGCCGCACTGCGGACAGCAGGACGCCGCGAGCTGTGCCGTCAGCGATCTCGCAGTCAGGAGCGCAGCGAACGAGTTCGGCACTCACTCTCGACCATGCCTGCGCCGACAGCTTGCGTGGACGGACGCGCAGCACGTCGTGAATCGATCGACGGAACGACGCCTGCCCCGATGGTGTCTCGTCGGCCCATGCGATCGAGCCGAGGTGAGCGGTCATCGTCTGCCCGGAGAACGGCCCCTCGTCAGAGCGGACGTCGATCTTGTAGTACGGAGCTTCCTCGGGATATCGTCGGATGTCGAGCACGTCGACACCGAGGAGCGAGTTGATCGCGTGGAACCGATCCTCGACAGAGGCGGTCTCGTCGCCGATCAGATCCTCGGCATCCTCCTTCGCGATGTCTGCATCGACCTCCCGGTGAGCGTCTCCGATCGTTCGGGCGTACCAGTTATCGCCTCGGGAGAGCTTCAGATCCTCGCCCTGTTCGAGTCGCCAGAACACGAGCGCATCGCAGATCTCTTGATCCGACCAGCCTGCTCGCAGCATATACTGAGCGAGTGCGTAGCAGTACGCGCTCGCGCTCTGGTCTTGGAATTCGGGATCTCCTCGCCCCCCCCGCTTCCGGTGCCATGTCTGAGAGATCTTCGGGCTGACGTCGAGGAGGGCCCTCAGACGCCCTGTGGCGGGCCCGTCTGTGATCTGAGGGGTTACTACGGTCGAAGGCTTAGCGTTCAGCACAGGCGATCCTGGGGCTTCTGACGGGCTGATCTCTGCTGCCAGCAGATCCAGAGCATCCTGACGATCTGTGAGTCGACCGGAACAGTCCTCGACCCGGTCGCCGGTCATCGTCATGAATCGGCGCGAGTCGTACACCTCCCAGGCGTCGCCCTTCTTGCGTCGACCGCGCCAGCTACCGACGATCCAGATGTGCAGACCTCTGCCTGACGGACTCCACTCGACATACGAGTCACCGTCGAGGAGCAGATCAAGCCAGCCTTTTTGACGGGGCAGAAGCCCCGCGTCGTCGTCGAGACAGTCGTCGAGATCGATGCAGCAGTACGGGTCGTCTGCGGTGATGACGAAGCCGACGCCCCAACCCCCCTCGTCGTGATCCTTGATCTGCTCGATCGCGTCGTCGAACGACAGCCAGTGACCAGCATCGTGCGCGCTGATCGGATGGCCGCTCGCCGGGTGCGATGGAACCTTGTCGGCTTTCCCCGTCTCGCCTCGCGGTTTCACCCTCCACAGAATCCACTGATCGACCGCCCGAAGCTCTCCGGGCAGGTCGCGGAGATCATCCATGCGCTCACCTCTTTTCAAGTGCGACCGAGCCGGGCGCGATGCCCGGCTCGGCTCTCTTCACCGCTAGTCGTGACCGTTGCTATCATGCGACGCCATGAAGACGCCCATCATCTCTGTGCGCAGATCCTTGCACAGATCACGGATGCGATCCGGCACTCGGCCTACGTTCTTCGGCGTGGCTCTGGCGAACGGATTCCCCGACGCATCTTTGTCGGCAGTCAGCGTGAACTCGGTGACGACCCCCCACGCTGGCAGACCGAATCGACTGAGGCGGAGAGTGTATTGGGTGAACGCTTTCAAGGAGGTCGGCGGCAGGAACATCGCGACAGGAATCGGATGCACCGACTCGGGCGTCAGGAGGAACACGCGTTTTTTCAGCTTGCACGCCTTGCCCGATCCACCACGACCGCTACCCCATGCCGCCATACGGCAGTTGCCGCAGATTCTCGACATCGGCGGCTCGTCGCTCTCGATCCTCCCCTCTGCGGTTACGCAGTCGATCGACGAGCAGTCCGGAGGCGAATTCGACAGCCCCCCCCCGCCCTCTTCCTCGCTGCCGATCCAGTACGATCGCGTATCGTACGCGTGGAGGATCACCCCGCGCACTGCATCGTGCAGCTCTGATCCGTCTGCTGTCTCGACAGTCCACTTCGTCGCCCCCCCGGTCGGCACCGAGATTCGTTCGAGGTGAAACGCCGAGACCTCCTGCCCCTGAAAATTCTGTCGGGCAAGCTCGACGATCTCCTTGTCGTCTCGCCCTTCGACGAGCGGCCACTCCTCAGCCTTGATGATGTTCGACATACGCCGGTCCTCTCTTGCGTTCTCGTGCTGTTCCTGTCGTCTCTGCCATGCGAGGCTACGCACCACGCACACCGATCTCGGTCATGTCCTCTGCTCGAAGCACCGATCGAAGCGGCGGCGGCAGTAGCTCGCAGAGATCCTCTCCCATCGGCTCGCCAGTCCTATCCTCGTACTCCTCCCGTCGCTCCCGGATCCACGCCGAGCGACTGACATGAGTAAGATGACATCTCGGCCATGTCACAGGATGCGAGCAGTGCTGCGACTTGTGATGCTGTCGCCTCGGCGACACGAGACAGTGTGACACGGGAGCGCAGATGCACCGTCGCACCATCGTCGGTCGACAACTTCGTGATACCCTGCTCCGCGAAGAGCGGCAGCAGCTTCTCGTCGACCTCCGCGATACTGTGGCGAGTCTCTTTCAGATTCTCGTCGAGCATCTTCTTCGTCTTCTGGAGACCGACTCGGACCTTTATCAGGTCTCCGATCGTCACGGGGATGGGATCAGGGATCATAGATCCACCTCCTCGACCACTGCCTCGGTCTTGATCGTCGACACGGCTACCGCGTCTCCGTGACTCTCGATCGTCGGAGGATCGATCGCTGCCCACCAGCCGACGGGGAGACGTATGGTGGCCTTGATACACGGCACGCGCTTCGACGGCTCCGAGTCGATCGTACCGAGGTAGACTTTATCCACGTCGTACTCGCCGATGCGTACGGGGATGTAGACCTCCATCTCCGTCGCGCTCTTGTCGATGTACATGGTCACTCTGCTCCTTGAATGCCTCGGACGATGGTGTCAACCACGCGCTGCTTATCCTGCAGTGCGCCGTACGTCGTACCGTCCACCGTACACTCGGCGACGAGACGCACGATCGAGCAGGGTCGTCCTTGCCCCGGTCGATGGATTCGTTTGATTGCTTGCTCGTAGTCTGAGAGCGAGAACGTCGGCGCGTACATGATCGCGTACCGCGCAGCGGTGAGATCGATGCCGAGAGACCCCGATCGGATCTGTGCGACGAGTCCTCCGGTAGCCCCGTCCCACTTCGCGCCGACTGTCTTGCGAGTCCCGCTGATCTCGTCAGGCTCGACGCCACGACGAGCGGCGAGGATCTTCGTCACGTCCTCGATCTCTTGGCGGAAGCGGCAGAAGACAACGACTGGCTCGTCGGGGGAGATGTCGTCGAGGAAGTCGGCGAGTGCCTTCGACCTCGACGAGCCGATCGACGCCACCGTCTCCCCGTCTTGGACGAAACCGCTCGTGATCTGTGCCAGACGCAGCAGCCGCGTCAAGATGTTGTCGGCGCTGTACTCGGCCGACTTGACCCACGCGATGAAGTCCTTTTCCATCGCCTTGTACGCAGTGCGCTCTTTCGAGTCGAGGTCGAAGCGACGGTCGACGATCGTCAGCTCGGGGAGGTCGACGACATCGTCGCCGCAGTGGTAGACGGTATGCCGTACACGACGTGCGAACTCGTCGAGGTTCCGTACGCCAGTGATCCAGTTCTTGCCCGGTCCTCCGAGCTGGCAGTATTGTCGCCTGTGCGTCGTGAACGACCGATCGAAGACCGCACGATCGAGGAACCGGTACTGCCCCCACGCCTCATGCGGCCCGTTCGGCCACGGCGTACCGGAGAGGCAGACCCGGCGATCGCTGACACTGTGCAGGCGTCGCGTGAAGAGGTGCGTCGCTCCGCTCGGCTTCTTCGCCCGGTGCGCCTCGTCGAAGATGACGATGTCCCATCGCGTCGACAGGAGCAGTCCGTCGAGTCGTCGCCGCTTCTCGTAGCCCAGTGGGTGGCTGCGTGCCCCCTCGTAGTTGACGACTACGATCGTCGCTCGCTGCCCGGCGTTTCGGGTGAGTGCTTCGCCGATGATCTCTGACCGCTTCGCCACGCTGCCACCGGGGGGGGCGACGATCTCTGCGTCGAGATCGTCGTGCGCGTGCTGGCTGATCTGGTCAGGCCAGACGGGTACAACGCTCTTCGGGCAGAGGATCAGCACGCGGAGATCGCGTCGAGCGCGGTGCAGAGTCGTCATCTGGCGAGCGACGGTAGAGACATAGTCGATTACGACCTTGCTCTTGCCGGTGCCCATCGCCATGTCGAGGTACGCCCCAGAGCGACCACGCTGGAGGAGGTGCGCGAACGCTTCGCGCTGATGGTTCCAGCTCGGAAAGCGCTCGTGCTCTGCGAGCAGTTCCGTCGTGCGTTGTATCACGCTGGTCAGCTCAGTCGAGGTCGAGGTCGTCATCGTCGTCTCCTGCTCGAAGGGTTGAAGCTGCGGGCGACGACATGTCGCCCGCTCTCGTCGTGTTAGCTGTCTCGGTTCAGCGCCCGCGCCATCCGGCGCGCGTCCTCGCGAGCGGCTCGGTCTTTTTCGCGGCGTGTCGTCGGTGCGTTCTCGCGGGTGCGCTGACAGTCCCAGCATTCAGCCCAGCGACGCGACCCCTGTCCTTGTCCCGATCCGCTGCGGTGACAGCAGCGCGAGCAGCAAAGGCGGGAGCAGGTGCCGCAGCGATCTGTCTCGCGAAAGACGTGGATCTCCAGCCACCTCCCGGGTCGTGTCGACCACTCGATGCGAGCGGTGAGGTTCCGGTCGAGCTGTCGCCCCCATCCGCTGCGATCCGCGTACGTGTAGCAGTAGAGGTCCAGCTCGGTGACTATCTCTTCCAGAGGACCGATCGCCACGTCCATCTCCCTCGCCTCAGTAAGCGGGACGAGGTCAGTCAAGTCAGCGT